CATAGGCTTGGGCCGCTTTGACCAAGGGGCTGTCAGCGACGGATTGGGGTTTGGTAGATGCAGGTGCCGGGGCCTCGGCGACGATGTCTTGCGCGACATCACGCTCAGCGGCCTGCTTCAGCACCGACTGGCGCAGCGCATCCGGGGTGACGCCACGCGCCAGGGCCTGCGCGGGATCGACCGTGACACCGAGGCGTTTGGCTTGGGCGGCGATCTCGGTGAGCTCCGCGAGTTGGCGGCGCAGTCGCTGCTCGACCTGGGCGGTGATAGCTGCTTCATCGAGCGGCGGCGTGGTTTGCGGTGACTGCGCCGGGGTCGGTGCGCTGTTCTCTTCGGTGACGTCCACCGGCGTGACGGGGTTGTGATCATTCATGGAGATCTCCTTCGGGGATGGTTGGGATCGGGAAGTGGTGCGAGTGGCCGACAGCGAAGAAGCGGCCTTGTTGCGCAGGCTGCGGCCGGCAGACATCGCCAACTGGCGTTGCAGGGCCGTGACCGCCTCATTGCGGGTGCCGATCTGATCGGCCAGGCCTGCCTGCAGCGCCGCCTCACCGCGATAGACACGCGCCTCGGTGTCGCGGATGGCCTCCACCGTCAGGCGGCGAAGACCCGCGACCAGGCTGATGAACTGCTCATGGAGCTGATCGATGTCGGCCTGGATGTCGGCGGCGACTGGCGCAGGGAGTGGTGCGTGCGGATGGCCATCGACCTTGTGTCTACCTGCGTGCAGGAAGGTGTAGTTCAGGCCTGCCTTGGCATCGGCCACCGACTCATCGACGTGCACCGCGACCACCCCGATGGACCCCACCTCGGCGGTGCGGGTGAGCCACAGGTGGTCAGCGGCACAGGCAATGGCGTAGGCGGCCGAGAGTGCGGCTTCATCGGCAATGGCCCACAGCGGTTTGCCGGATGTCTGGGCCAACTGCCGTAGGCGCTGGGCCAGATCGAACACACCGCCCGCCTCGCCGCCACTTGAATCAATCTCCAGGAGCACAGCCTTGACTTGTCTGTCGGCAAAGGCCTGTTCGGCCATGGCTTCAATGTCGTGGTAGCTGGTGAGGCCACTGGCCGCACCAATATAAGAAGAGCGCCGCACCAGCGTGCCGAGGACCGGGAGGATGGCGATGCCCTCCAGAATTTGGAGGCCACCGGTCATGCCGGCATCGACATTGGCCGGCGGTGGCGTGGCGAGCGTTTCGCCCGCCATCTTTCTGGCCACCACGCCGAGAATGACTTCGAGTTTCGGGCGCGCAATCAGGAGCGGCGTCCCGTACATGCGGGACGCCAGGTATGGCAAATCAGTCATCGGGATTCCTCAGTTCGAGGGCGGAGGCACAGGCTCACGCCCAAAGCGCAGCCCCAGGCTGTCCTCGCGCCGGTGATCACCGGCGATCTCGGCATCGACCATCGCGGCATCAAAGCCGCGTTCGGCAATGGCCTGGGTGCGCGACTTGAGCCCCGCCTCGATGGCGTTGATCTCGGCGCGGATGTCTTTGAGGGGATCGACCCAGTCCCAGCGTGGGGGTAGCCAGCTGCAGTCCAGGTAGTCGGCGCGGCGGGTTTCGTAATCGTGCAAGTCGAGCTGCCCAGACAGCACCGCCGTGTCCATCCATCTGGCCCACACCGCACGGCACAGTTGAAACACCAGCACCGAATGCTGGAAGGCTTCGATGCGCCGACGGAATTCCAGTAGCGCCGCCCGGGTATTCGAGTAGTTGGCCTTCAACATATCGGCCGACAGGTTCGCGTAGGGCAAGCCCAGGGCAGCGGCCACCTGCAAGAGCGTCCGGTACTGGAAGGACTCGTAGTTGCCGCCGACATCGGCCGGCGTCGAGAAGGTGATGTCCTCGCCGTCGTCCAGGATCTGCAACTGGCCGGGTTCGAGCGGCAATAGCGGTTCGCCACGGTCGTCGGTCTCCCCACCGTTGTCGAAGTCGCGCTCGGGCCGGCGCACGAAACCAACAAACATCGCGGCGACCTTCTTGCGGTCGAGCTCTGCGTCATCGTACTGGTCGAGCAGGAACAACTTCACCAGCGCCGGCGAGAAGCGCGAAACGCCGCGTAACTGCCCGGCGTCGACCGGATCGACGATGTGCAGCACCGACTCGGCGGGCACCCGAACGGTCTCTCCAGCCAAGCCTGGATCGGTGATATCGCCCGGATGGCGGCGCAGGAAGTGATACGCCACGCGCCGACCGATGCGGTCAAACTCGATGCCCTGACGGATGCGATGCCCGTTCTCCAACTGCTGGTTGTGGTTCAAGGGCAGCATCTCGGCGGGGAGCATCTGCAACTGCAGCGGAACCGACAGGCCATCCTCGGGTCGGCGCGGCCGAATACGGAAGAACACCTCGCCGGCGATGAACAGTTCTCGGGCGGCGCGGCGTTGCTGGCCATAGAAATCCGTCAGCCCTTCGGCATCGGACTCATCGGTCCAGCGCAGCCACAGGCGCTGCACCCGGTCCTTGAGCACCGCATCACCGATGCCCGACGACGGTTTGATGCCGGTGCCCACCGCATTGCCGGCCCAGGACTCGACCGCGTTAGCGGCATAGCCGTTGTTGCGGATCAGGTACCGGGCACGGGCGGTCATGTCAGCGCCAGCCGCCTGGATCAGGGTGTTGACGTGGGCGCGGCTGGCGGCAAAGGTCTTGAGGCGCCGGGCGGACAAGCCCCCCTCGAAGCCTCCCACCATGGCGCCGACCTTGCGGCGCAGATTCTTGAGCATCCCCATCACAACCCCTTCCCGGCATAGGTGCGGATGCGTCGGGCGCGCGGGCGGCCTTCGGCTAGGGCGATCTCGCGGTCAAGGTCATGGAGAGCCGACTGCAGTTCGGCGTCCGACTTGTAGGTCACCCACTTGTCGCCGGCCTTCACGGTGAGCACACCATTGAAGCGCGCGGCCTGCAGCGCCTCACGCTGGGCCTTGAGTTGTTCGAGGGTCATGGACAGCACTCCCGGCCAGCGGGAGGCTGGCGGTATCAGAGGTAGTTGGAAGAAATGGCCATACGGCGACGGCGCGGGCTGGCGGTCATCGGTGCCGTCACGGGCGTGGCATTGCTGGCTGGTTTGCGATTGGTCGGCATCGGCGGCAAGGCATCTGCCCGCTTGTTCAGATTCAGGCCCATCGACAAGAGGCCGTGCAGCGCGGCGTAGGCGTACACCCGACAGTCCAGCGCTTCGTTACGCCGGCCATCGGGCTTCCACCAGAAACGCTGCGGAAAGCCTTTCACGTACCGGGTGCGAATGCGTTCGGCCGTGAGCTGCTCGAAATACTGCGCATCCCGATCCAGCGGGAAATGCATCGCGCCGGCGCCAGCCTCCTTCTTAAGCCGGGCGTAGATCGCCTCCTTGGCGGCATCCACCCCGACCGTGAACAGATTGACCTTGCCCTTGTTCGCCTTGCTCGGGCGCTTGGGCCAGATCGGACGTTTGCCCGAGCCACCCTTGATCGCCCAGATGCGCTTTCGCTCCCGGCCTTTGCAGAAGGCATAGGCGGCGAGCGTATGGTGGCCGCCGGTGTCCAGACACGCGGCTTCGATGGTCAGGCCGTTGGCCAGGGTTTCGTGCTCGAAGCGACTGCCGAGGTAGGCATCCAGTTGTGACCAGGTATCGGGTGCGGAGGGATCGCCCCACAGCACCTTGTAGTCCACCGACCAGGACTCCTCGTCCCGGCCCCAGCCGACCACCTCCAACTCCAGCCGGTCGTCCTGCACGTCAATGCCGCAGGTGAGCAGCGCGACTTCGGCAGGGATGGCCGGGCCATAGGGCTCACGACGTTCCATCAGGCCTTCAGCGTCCAAAGTCTCGCCCTCTCGGTCTTCCCAGGTCTCGGCCAGTTTGGTGTTCACCCAGACCTTCAACCGGACCGGGTCGTCCTTGGCCGCGTGGTGTTCCTGGGCGGTCTCGCCCCAGGTCAGCCACGGGCTGTAGAGGCTGGAGAGGTGAAAGCCCACCGTCTTGCCATCGCCCTCGGCCTTGGCGGTCCAGCGACCATTGGCCAGCAGTGCCGGTTTGCGGTACTCGGGATGGACACCTTCGCAGTGCGGGCAGTGCCAAGCGGCATCATTCATCTTGCCGGTCTGCCACTTGATGTCACGCCAGAGGATCTGGCTGTGCATCCCGCAGTGATCGCAGGGCACTTCGAACACCCGCTGGTCGCTTTCCAGATACGCCGCCTCGATGCGCGAGAAGCCCTTCAGGGTCGGCGTTGAGCACAGATAGACCTTGCGATTGACGAAGGTGGCCGCACGCTGCACGGCGAGCGCCACCGGGTCGCCTTCGCCATCGGCGTCCCCTGGATAACCATCGACCTCGTCGAGAAACAGGTAGCGCACCGGCATCGAGCGCAGACCGACCGCCGAGTTGGCGCCGGTCATGATCAGCACGCCACCGGGGAATTCCTTCATCAGCTGGGTGTTGCCGGAGTCCCGGCTTCTCGGGTCCTTCACCCGGCTGGCCAGTTCGGGGCTGGCTTCAATCAGCGCATCGACCCGCTGCTTGGAGACGCGCTTGGCGCCTTCCACCGTGGGCTGCACCAGCAGCATTGGGCCGGGGGCG